ATTAAAAAGAGACTTTTTATTAATACACAGAAAAGTTTTCATTGTTTAAGCGAAAATAAATTTAAACATAATGTCTGGAAGCAATTACACCTTCCTAAAGAGCGCTTTGCAATTAACAACATTGCTGCTCTGTGTCGGCACTTTTGTCGACACTTTTGATAGTGAAGAAAACAAATGCCAAATGGACCTAAATCATGCCCTAGCAGCAAAAACCGAAATGGAGCATGAGCAAAAGTATTTGGACAGTAAAATGAGAGCCCTAATGGATAAGATGGTAGAAGAAAAAGCAGCCGTTTTATTAGCTGATAAGCAAATTCTGGAACTTGCCCACAACCTAACTGTTCTCGGTAAAGAGCATAAAGCTCTTAAGAGTAAACAGAATTTGGTTGAGCGAGATTTCTTGAAGATGTCTAGAAAGCTTACAGGGGAAAGATCGCGTAATAAACGATCAATTACGACCAAAGAACAACAGATTGGAAACATGATTGGCAAGAGTAAAAGTCAGCGAGATGAACTCGAGGAATGTGAAAGGCGAGTGATTGCACTCCAATCATCAGTGGATTCTTTGAATTATTGGAAAGACGAGTTGAGAAAGAAAGTGGAACAACTTGAAGACGATAATGAAGATCTGCGTGAACGCATGAAAACGAGTGCAAGCCAAATCGATTTCAGAATGGTCGGCGGTCTGATTTTACTATTTGCAACTGTAGTAGTATCGCTAGCGTGGTACAAACACAGGAAAGTAGTGACGCTATTGAAAGAGGAAATAATAACCTTGCAAACACGAGTTGAGTCGATGACACAAAGATATTCACCAGTGCAAATGTTAGCCAATAGTATGACCAACGTATCACTTGGCAACAGTTCAAACGAATCCTTGATACCCGAATGTAAAGTTCCCGGAAACGCTTTGTTTCCCCACGACAGTGACCCTGGACAATTGACAATATTGTTAAAAATAGGAGACGCGTTAGTGGCAGCAGGACAGGTATTTTGGATAAAGGATTGGTTAGTTACGGCAGCACATGTCATCAACGCAGTATCAGAGGACGAAGATATCATACTCAGTTCGATGGTACCCCAAGCAGACGGCACAAGGAAAGAGGTGAGAGTTAATAGGAGTAGGAAAGATTTCCTAATACCAACTCCATCTTTTGACTTGGCTTATATGAAAGTGGACAACTCGTTTATGCAGCAATTTAAATCCAATAAGTTTAAGACGAATCACTTATCAAGTGATGTGTACGTATCAGTTTCTGCTGAAGGAATGGCTTCTACAGGACATATGGAACCCAATGATGATGGATCAGTTACGTATTATGGATCGACTACTCCAGGATTTAGTGGAGCACCATACTTATGGGACGGAAAAGTAGTAGGCATGCATTTAGGTGCACGAGCCAAAGAAGTCTGTCAGTATGGGCTTAGTATAGCTATAATTGAGAGAATCTTAACTCGATTCTCGAGACCTTATAAAGCTGAATCCACAGAAGATGAGCTTTTTGAAAAGAATTTCTATGAAACTCTCGAAGAAAGAGCAATGGTTGGAGGAAGGATTAAGGCAAAACGAATCAACCCTGAAGATTTTGTAGTTTATTACAAAGATAAACATGGAAATCACCAAAGCGGAGTTATCTCTGATATGGATATTGAAGATGATGATATCTACAATTATCTAGATTTTGGTGGGGACCTTGAGGAGGCTGATGAATATTATAGCAAGAGAAATCCTAAAGATTCAGATTTTCGTAAAAGAAAAGGAAGACGATATGATCCTGAAGTGTATTTTGACGTTCCTGCCCATTTTCCAAAAAACTCGAAGAAGGAGAGATCGATGATCTCTCGAGAAATGGGAAAGAAAATTGTGGAAGTCCAGACCGAGAAAGATGTGGAGGAGAATGGCAAGATAGACCCTGCTGGAGATGCTCAAAAGCAATCTATCCAAAAGAGCAACGATCCAATGATATCGATTTTGGCTGCAATGACGAAGATTTCGGATGGCCAAGAGTCGATGCTTGCGCTGCTAAAAAGAGCTTTGCCGTCCACGTCAAGTGGTTCCAAGAGAGGAAGACAATCTCGGAGCCCTATGTCACAGAACAAATAAATGCAGTACACAACGTCATTAAGCAAATTGGAAGCTATGTACAAATCAATGAAGAAGACCATGAGGAATTCTTCAACAGGAATATCTTAAGAGCCATTATGGATGTGGACTTAAGCTCTATACCTGGTTGGTGCGTACTAAAAGATCTTGGAACAACAAATCGAGAAGTATTCAAAGTTGATGAAGAAGGTAGGTATAATCTTGATAGAGTCAAAATGGTTATCGAAATTGTCAAAAAGAGATGGATGGAAATAAAAGAAAGCGACCCAATATACGCTTTCGTGAAGCCTGAACCTCACAAGCGTGAGAAGCTCAATAGTGGGCGGTTGAGGCTAATTTCTGGAATCTCTTTGATTGACAGTCTCATTGATAGATTGCTATTTATGAAATGGACTCTTAAAACTAGACAAATGCTTACAAAAACCCCTATAGCTGTTGGTTGGACTCCTTTAGATGCTGTTAAGTTTCACCATATGATGGGTGGAATGCACGAGCAATATCTGGATGTCGATAAATCGGCTTGGGATTGGTCTTTAAAACCTTGGATATTAGACATGGTCAAGCGAGTACTATGTGGTTTAGTAGTCGCTCCGACATGGTGGCACCAAAGAGTAAATAAAAGATTTGAACTCTTGTTTGGTAACCCGATTTGGAAATTCCAAGATTCTAGCATGATTCAACAAAAACAACCAGGAATAATGAAAAGTGGGTGCTATATGACCATTTGGATTAATAGCATAGGACAATTAATTTTGCATCAATTAGCTCAATCTAGATGCGGAGTTCAAATGCATGTCCCTATGGTCGTCGGAGACGATACTACACAGCCCTACTATGGCGAAGACGTAGATGCGTATTTACAAGAAACGCGTAATTTAGGATTTGTCATAAAACCTTCCATTGGTAGAATAGCAGAATTTTGCGGCTTCCGATTTGATGGATTTAAAAGTTTGCCAGCTTATAGGAGTAAACACCAATTCCTGCTAAGACATCTAACACTCGATGATGAAATAGCGACTCAAACCATACAGTCGTATCAATTGCTGTATTATAACGACAAATATGCTTTGCAACAAATAAGGACTTTGGCTATACAAAGGGGATTACTAAAAGCTGTGGTTCCCGACCATGTGTTGTGGTTAATTATTGATGGACTTCAAACATAAATAATTACTGCGACTTTCTTCTTTCTCTCTCTCTAAGTTATCTATAGCAAGTGTGGGGCGGC